GGTGGTTCTAAGAAGGAAAATCAGCATAATTACTCGGTATAGGAATAGATGTTTGGGAAACCATTTTTAGTGATATGTACACTAATATTTTTCTTACAAATACCCATAATCGTTTCAAATTTCTTATCTTTTATTATCTCTTTTGTTTTCTCCTCAAGTTTTTGTCGGAGCTTTTCGTGTCCCTCAACTGAGTTAGTTTTTAATATTTCGATTAGGGCGGTGGATAGTTTCTCGTTTAACTTTTTGGACTCCTTCGTGTGACCTGGCTTTCGGAGTTTGGGTTCGAGGTCGGGCTTATGGATAAAGTTCGGCCATGAAAATTCTACTACCTGGGGGTCGGGAGTTGGAAAGTCTCGGAGGGTGGCCTCGAGTACCAGGTGATCCTCTTCTTCGTGAGGGGTAAGGGTAAGGATTGCATCGGGATCACGGGCAAACACGCCTGACCCGCTTGCCCGGTCAATGTGGTCAGTGTCAGACTTGTTTCCTTTGGAGAAGTGGTGGGCATAGACGAATGAGCAGTCTAGACGCTCGGAGAACTTTTCCATTCGGTTGACCACTTCGGAGATAGCACCGGCATCATTTTCGTCTGCCCCAGTGGCGAGCTTATAGAATGGGTCTACGATTACGAGGTCGGGTCGGTGATTCTCAAGGTCTTCTATGTGGTGAACGAGGTCTTCCAGGGTACGGGACTGGCCACGGAGTGAGCAGTATAGGAAGTTTGGGTTCTTTGGGTCGTAGTGGGAGTTCGCATTGACCATTTCGGCTATCCGGCGAGCGGCAATGCGTTTTTTAAGTTCAAAGTCGAGGTAGATTACTTTCGAGGTTGCTGTGCGATGGCCTAACCAGGTGGAGCCGTTGGCGGCGGCTAGGCCGAGGTGTAAGAGGGAGAGGGTTTTACCTGCCTTGGATGAGCCTGAGATGATCATCTTAGAGCCTTTATGGAGGACACCTTCGATAACCTGCTTGGGCATGGGATCGTTATTATGGGTCATCATCTGCTCAAGGGATAGAAACTTGGGTGGAGGGAGCGGGTCATCGATTGCCAGTGAGTAGGTTTGGGGTGCATCGGATGACGGGGCTGGATAGTCTACAGGTCCTCGGGAGGAAAAGTATATATCCAGTTCATCTGCTTTAGCGAGTGTCTCGGGTGTTAGGTAATCTTCTCTATATGCCATGTTGTTATTTATGTTTGGTTTTAATTAGTACGATAATGTCGGGTTTAAAGGTATCGGGATCGCGGATGATGAGAACTGATTTCTCCTCATCCATCTGATCGGCAAAGTGGCAGGCATCCGTTACAGGAACGCCTAGATTAATAAACCGTCGTGCGATCATTTTTTTAAGGAAGAACGGGTGGATCATTTAATCCTTCCAATAGATGATCGGCTGGGCGGCTGGCAGGTTGGCCTCTTTGCGTCGTGTGCCCCAGGGTAGTCGGCAAAGTTGATTCATTAATTTAAATCGTGGATCTCCGCCGAGCTTTTGGGATAGCTCGAGGAACGCCTTCTTGTTACCGGGAGTCCACTTGAACCAGGCGTGGAGAGATTTACCTCCTGAGTTTACGATCATCTTAAGTTCCGCCTCATTCTCAAGTCGCTTGATTAAGCCTAACTGTTGCTCGAATGATAGGGATGGATCGTCTGTCTCGTGGAGGAGGTATTTCCGTCCAAGCACCTGTGCCTCGGACCGGTTGGGAGCATCGGCGGGAAAAGTGTTATAGGTGATGAACTGGTATTGAGACAGATCGGGTTGAGCGATCCAATCGGTAACGGGTAATAGCCTACCCTTCTCGGCCACCTGTCGCTGGATGAATATGTACTCGGATGGATCGAAGAGTTTGCTCACCGCCTCGCCGGCATTCATCGGAATGGGGTCAGACTGGAGGGTATATTTCTCGAACAAACCGGCATGGCCTAAGTTGTTTTCTTTTAGGGCGGGGTCAGGTTGTGCTACCTTTATGGGGTTCTTGGGTAGGTCGGGGTTGTTATGTCGATGATATGCTCCTTTTATAGCGTTGCGTAGCTCGGCTGGTTGGTTCGGCCGGTGGGATACTTTTTCTAGTAGTGCGAGTAATGCCCTTTCTGCCTCGGCAGGGTCTTTTGTGTACCTGGTCACCACGAGGGACAAGCGGAGCAGGATATCGTGATGGGACAATAAACCGCTTGGCAGGTTTTCTAGACACCTGCGAAGATCTCCTTTGAGGGTGGCCATCAGTCGGTCAGGTACTTGGCGATCTGCTCGGTAATCTTTAGCATCGCCCCTCTTTCGATTTTAGAGATTGTCTGCTTTGCGACACCTGCTTTACGGGCGATTTCATCCTGAGTAAATCCGGCATGATCGGATGGGACCGAGCGAAGCATCTGTTTTAGCCTCGCATCAGTTGCCATCTTACGAACGGAATTATTCTGTCGCTTTTCCTTCGTCATCCACCGTTACCCACTTACCGTTACCCACTTATCGATAAAATGCTTTGGTAGTCCCGCCTCTGAGACATGGAGATCATTCTCGTCAGGCTCATGGCCTTTCCTGGAGATGTGTATAATTTCTGAAATAACCTCATACTTATGACCCAGGCGTTTGATTGCCCAGGCCTCATTGGGGAATCTAATATCATCGAATACAACGAGGCGTTTACCCAGGTGATCCTCGGCTTTACGCATGGCGGCATCCACCCATATGTTTGGATAGATCGATTCCCTGCCCCACTCTGTCCCTAGTAACTGGAGCATCCGCCTGACATTTACTCCATCGGGAAATCCTGGTATCGGTTCCTCCTTTTTGTCGAGCCAGGCGGGATGCGGTAGGATGACCTTGAGCATCTCCTTTATCGGGGTGGCGAATGATAGTATAGTGGCTCCATCGAATGACTTAGCATAAGTGCTTTTGCCTACTCCCTTGGGGCCACATAGGCCAATTATTTTAGGCTTCATAGGATCGCCACTAAGAAGGATATAATCATCCATGCAAAAGCGAGTACCGCCATGCTAAATAAAATGTAATGGACTGGATGGAGTTTCATTCTTCAGATGCACGATTAAGTGCTTCAGCAATCATTCTGTTAGACATAGCCAATTCATCCAAACCAGCGGCTATAATTTTAGCGGCTATAATTATAGGTTCTTTTTCTAAATCCTCTTGCTTGCATGGTGGACATACATCCATGTACCATCCTTGTGCAGTCTTTGAGGCCTGTTCCATTTGTGTTTGTGCATCTATCATTTTTAGTAGTGGGTTTTGATCTCTCCTTCTGCCGCCAGGGGAAGACCCTGGTAGTTCGGAGATTCTTGGGTTAGTAGTTTTAGTAAAAGGTCTAGTGCCGCCTGTCCTTCATTCTCTGCGACCTCCACAGTTACAGAGTCATGGACATGGAGACAGACCGGTAAGCCGGCGGCCTCTATTCGGATAAGGGCATCGGCGAATATGGATCGGGCGGTTGCCTGCACGATGTTTTGAAAGAGTCTCGCCCCGTAGAGTTTTACTGGTTCATATCCTCGGGTAAGGGAGGCATAGAGATCCCCGTCTTTTTCGTAGGCATTAAAGTAGCGGACAGGGTATCCACATCGTGTGGTGAATGTGATACAATCAGGAGTCTCCTTCATCCACTCACGAAATTGGTCCTCAATTTTGGACCATGCCAGCATCACATCGGGGTTCTGCGCTCGATATAGAAGTACCTGTTTTTTAGCCTCTGCTTCTGTCATGTTCACGCCGTAGCTTTTTGCTACTTCGACAAACTTTCCTGCCCCACATCCATAACCGAGCCCGAGCAGTCTCGCCTTACATAGTTTCCTCATCTCGGGGGCAAGCTCGGACATTGGTTCATCCTCATTGTAAAGCTTGGATGCCCGCCCATGTGCCTCGTATATATCGATCCCTCCACGGACTAGGCCGAGGAAGTTAACATCGCCTACCAGGTAAGCGATTACTCTCGGTTCTATCTGTGAGAGGTCTGCTGATACCAGTACCCTGCCCTCTGTTGCTTTAAGGCACTTTCTTGGGGTGATGCCTTGAAATTCATCCTGCATGATACCCTGAAAGTTTAAACCGCCCGTCCCGCTCCACCGCCCTGTATGTGGTGCGCCATGATACTTAAGCCTGGTGGAAACGCGACGGTCTCTTCTGATTCTAAAAATTAGAGCGTGAGCAAAATTATTTATAATATTTACTCTCCGCCACTCGGTAGTCTTTCGGTCGGTTTTCTCAAGGATATCCTCGCAGGCATCAATGTATTTCTGACAGAGCGGACCATCTATCGGCAAACCTCTGTTTGCGATTTGCCGAGTGAGGGTGGACAGGAGTCTTTCCTTTTCAGGGAACCCTGTAATTAGTTCATGGTATACCCGAAGGCAGGCTCGGGAATCATTTAAGGCATACTCGGAAAAACGAGGTTCTGCCTGTACCTCTTCAGCAGTAAGCCCCATCATATTATTTCGATCATCCTTGGGTAGTTCCTCCTGAAATAATTCTTTATATGCACCGGCAAGGGATCGAGGTAACTGGTGATAGGATGCCATGTCTGCGGTGCATAACCAGTCGGCCGGCATGAACTCGGGAACCTGCCCCTTGGTGATACCTGCCCTGCAACCATTCGAATCAAACTCAGCATTATGAGAAATAAGAGTATGACCGTTTAAGCGCTCCACCGGTAATTTCTCGGGTGGACCTACCCACTCAAACCCATCCTCGGCTACGACAGAAATTAGGGTAATCCGAAAGTCAGGATGCATTAGGTATCGGTCGAGGCCGAGATCACTGATGGAATACTTTTTCCGAAATACGGTGTCAATATCTAGAGCTACAATCATGGAACCTCCTTAAGTAAAGTTTCTGCCGAGAGGATCGCATTCTCCAGGTGAGGATAAGTGGTCTCGGGGAGATCCCTGTCTATCTTCACCCGCCAAACCAACTCATCATGGTCGAGCCAAATATCGGCCTGCCTGCTTCCGCAGGTAAGTATTATCTTTTCACCCCGAGGTAACCCGAGTCCCATTTTATATTTAATTTTCTTCATCTTCTTTACATAGACACTCCCACTCCTCATCGGGGCTAATCGGGGAACCGCACACCTCGCAATGGGTTGGGTCTTCCGGTGGCTCAGGATGGCCTTGTAGATGCCAATATCTCATTTTTCTATCTCCTTCCAAAGTGTACGCCACGCTAGTTCTGCTGTTTGTGGGACGACTCCGTTGCCCAAGAGCCTAAGTCTGTCCACCCGATGGGTAAGCCCATCAGTTGCTCCACCCAATTCGGATTGAGCTTCATTGTGGGTGGTTTCTCCATCTCCGCTGCATCCCTCAGTTTCGCTCCGAAGTATTGATCGCTCTTCTCCCTCTTGCTCCGAAATCCCTTCTCCGTCCTTTCCGTCTTTATTCTTCCGCCCTCCGCATCGCTTGATCGAGCGGTCGGCCAAGACCCGTGGTTCTTCCCACTCGTACTGCTCTTCTCCGGGGCGGGCGGGCCATCGTGTATCTTCGCTTCCTCCGCCAATATCTTGCCCCCCGTTCCGGGCTTGCGACTGCCGGGGTTCCCGGCTCGCGGTGTGGGCCAATTCTGCTCCTTGTAAATATCGCAAGTCTTCTTGTCCACTTGCTCCCGTAGATTGCTCGGACGCTTCCTTCCTTTCCTCGCTCCGCTCGCGATCTTCTCCACTCCCTCCGCTGAACGAGTCTCTAGGTGATCCATCGTGTTTGGGGTCGCCCAATTGTCTAGTATCACTTGTCCGTTCAAATCCACTTGCTTGCCTATCCTCTGTCTGCGCTGATAATACTCCACGCTTGAACTCATGTGATCTTTCGTACCTGACATCGGAGTCGCCCAACCTTGCCAAGATGAACACTCGGATGCGTTGGTGAGGCGCGCCTGTTTCCTCCGCGCTGAACAATCCCCACTCCGTTCGGTAACCATCTTCTTCCAAATCGGACAGGACTCGCCA